GTATGCGTTTTGTATAACTATATCAGATGTCGTCGATTGAAGCAAGTAGTTTTGTGCTTTTCTTTCATCCACGGCAAGTCTTCTGCCAAATGGCGTTGTAAGCACTTCATCCTCAGGGGCAAAAAAATCTCGAAAAATTTGCCGCGAAAAAAATTTGTCAAATCGACTTTCTGAACTCGAAGGGTTGTACAGCCAGGCGAACAACTCTACCTTCGCTTTAGAACGTTCTATCTCTCCATTAAAGACATTCTTAACCACCCATGCGTGAATGTCCTCCTGTGGCTGTTCTCGGCCTGATAGAGCCATTAGTGTTCTGACTTCTGCTGCGTTTAGGTCTAGCTCCACGAAGGCATCGTTCTGAGGGGTGATTTTATGCCTGTCCTCCTTCTTTAGAGTCATGATGGGTACTGAACCCTTCTTGGTGGTTAACCTTCCTGTTGCCGAACCAAAGATGCTGTATTGGACTCTGCCTTTCTTGCCCTCGAACATCAGGTCTTGGCGAGCAATCTCAGAGGTCAGGACGTGGGCCTTGTGCAGGATGTCATAATCGTCCTCTCGTTTAGTTGCCTTGTGGAGAGAATGCAATGCCTGTTCCCTCATCTTAAACCACTTGGTTAGTTGGTGCTCGGGAAGCAAGTCAAAGAAACACTCTTCTGTTAGGTCTATCTTTGCTGTTGCTGCTGCCTTACCTTGGGCTAGCATCTTATTTTTATACTCTCCGTATAGTTCCGGGTCAACAGAATAAGTCGAGAGGTCGTCGTCCTTTAGGGAAAGAAAGAGATAGCGAAAGTTCTCATCCTCAAGCATGGGTGAATGTTTCCAAGCAAGAAAGTAGCGATTGGCTGTCTCTTCTACGCCCTCAAACAGAAAAGCACCTCTGTGAAAGATGCCTTTGCAGTTGTCTTTTATATCTAATGTCTGTAAAATCAACGATAATCCTTTAGTGTTGTCGGCTTATAGCTGTCAATGTTTCGATTGGCAAACACAGCCTTATAATGTTCTGAACAAAAGTTTTGTATTAGATTTAATGCGGGAAGATACCTATCTCTACCAGCTTGTTGATATGTTACACTATAAACATCCTGATAGTCAAGCACTTTTTGTATTTTTTCGTCTATTCCTATCAGAGTTGCTCCGGATTCAAGCAGCCTAACTTTTACCAATTGTTGAAGCATCGAATCGACAGGTGGCCCGTAGTTTTTCCAGTTTGTTATCGCCTCGCGTTTATCTATCTTCAAATATTTAGAATAAGCAGTCACCATGAAGTCATAAAAAGAATATAAGTCATCAAAAGCCGGCTTGGAGCGGTGAAATCTATTTAGATAATCCTTTTAATCTCTATTTTCGATCGGTCCGGTGATATACTTCCGCATCACTGGTGAGCTTAAATCTACAAACAAGCGCCAGGGGGCGTTCTTGTCGGGTATGAAGCCACTTCTCATGCTGAAAGTCAAATAACACTCGAAGGCAGGGTCGCGCAGAAGCGTACCCTTTGCTCTATCGTTTTCGTACGGTAAATTCGCTAATTCAAGACACATTCCCGTAACTCCTACAGGACAACTATCTGCGAGTAAAAATCCGCTCGGAGTGATTGGTCGATAAACACTGCTCTGAAGTAAGTGACCAATAACAAAGTTCTCAAATTCAGAATATGATTGCATTGGAGCAAGGGCTGCAGCAGTTTTGACTGTGTAATCGGTCATATATTCTACGTGAGCTTTATACAAGTTATCAAATCGTAAGTGGCCACGGACGGGCGTAAGTCCGTCTAGAAAAACTGGATACCCTATGTTTGTATTGGAAACAATCGTCTGATATTCTTCTCTAAAATTAAGAAAAGCTGTCTTCACAAAAGCTGGCACTTTGACCTCTTCGGCGATTGGTGACATAGACGCAACTCCATCACCGCCGGTACCCGGGTCTAAATACACTGGTTCAAACTTCTCATTCAACTTCATTGCTAAAGGGTTTTCGTACCATGTGTCAAATAGTTTCTGGTCTCCAAATTTAGCATTTTCCTTGTATGACTTTCTTTGATTGAATGTTGTCAGTGTCTTTTTTGATTCTCCGCCTTTATATACAACCATCACTTAACCCTCCCAGGAGATTGATCATCGGCAGAAGAAGCGGAAGACAACTCTTCTAGAATTCCTGATTCGGATTGGGCCCAAGAAGTAAATACGCCTGTTGCCGTTGTAGACATTCTACCATCGGAATAACTGGTAGAGATTCCAATCAACTGATAGTAACCACCGAGCCCTAATTGAAACGCGGCGGAATCCCTGGAGCGGCCAGAGCCTAGACCCAAGTTTGAGGGGTCAACGTACACCATGCTGCCCGGCAAAAATACTGAATTTCCAAACATATCTATAGAAATATTATAGGGCATCTTCAACTGGTCATAAAGAGAAACCGACTCCAACATCAGGGCCTCTTTTCTGTACTTTATCTCTTGCTTAGAAAAACTGATAGTTTTTAACACGCCTCGGTTTCTTCCAATGTGAAAATGGTAGATACCGTCCCTGTGGTCTTTCGTTTTATCTCCTCCTCGCGAGAACGAATCTTCTGGGTCCTGTTCTGAGTAAACAACCATATAGTCTGTCTGGTCTCGTAGGTTCTTAGCTGGTATTCTTTTCAACATTGACGGTAGATTCTTAGACCTTATTGTTATTTTTGAACTGTCGATATTCTCTCCACTAACTTCAAATGATTTTATCGAAACGTTATTTTTTAAAAACGGGGCATCACGAATTACATGACCTTTTAGAGACTTTGGTATAAAGTAAGATATACAAGCTTGCAAGAAGCTGCCGAGACTGTATTTCACAATATGTTGCTGTTCGATTTTTTCAAATACAAACTTCTGATATAGTGCTGCAGTTATAGGAATATCTGCAAGATTTATGGATAACTGGCTGTCCTCCCCTGTTGATATTTGTACACTAGCGAACATCAATTTAAAGTCTTCCAAATCTTTAAGAGATTTGTTTAGATTGTTTATCCTTGAAGATGCGTCCTCACTATTACTTTTTCCAAGTTGATCAATAGCCACCTCTATTCTGTTGTGAGTTTCTTCCACGACGGCTGCGACCAAATCACCCAAGTGGAAATAGGTAAGGGTCCTCGCTACTCTGGCAAGATTTTTAAATGTCGATTCAGCGTCTTGGAAGTCATCAACCAGGCCTTCCCTAACTTCCGTGATAGTTGCTCCTCCGGAGCCCTCTCTTTTTAAAGATTTATCTCTCAACTTTTCAAGGCCCTCGTTTCCCTGCTCGTCATATATCGCTTGCACAGGGTCCGATACTTTACCTTTCTTTGTTTCCAGGTCTTTTTTTAGTTCGCGTTTCAAATCCGTTCCAGACAGGCCGTAACGCTTAAACCCTTCTATCTCAGAGATTGTTATAGGTTCGTCATATAAGAGACCCTTGCTTTCTAGGTTTAACAAGTATGACCTGAACTGTAATCGATTAGCCACAAGTATTTCGTTCCTTATCTCTTGGATTCTTTTCTTGTTAGCGTCTGGTTTCTTGCTTAAATTCTTTAATTCAGTGTCCATCTTGGAGCGTTCTACGATATCTGCCGTTGTCGTCATAAGGTCATATGCAGGGTCCCTAACTATCGAAGACATTCTACCAACAAATTTCACATTTATAGTTGCAGAGCCGTTTTCCTGTATGTTTATCGTGTGGTCAACATATGTCAATCTAAGCGATAGCTTCGAGTTCTTTATTGCATCAATCTCATCTCTGGTAAATAAACCCCTATCTCCAGACCCTATAGAAGGAGGATTATAACCTAGAGTTATCGCGATTTGAGAAGAACGAGGCTTACGAAGTTGTGTGGCTGGCACTGACTTTTTACTCTTTAGACCTTCTGACAACTTTGCGGTTTTGTCTCTGAAGATAGTGAAAAGCTCAACTGTCTTTGCGTAACCAGGAGGAGGGTCTTCGAATAGGTTTTTTATGTTGTCAGTGTACAAATCCAACGAACACTCAAGACTTTTATTTGCTGTGAAGGTGTCTTTACCTAGATACTGAACGTTGAATGCTTTTATCACTGTCGCATTTGTCGTGCCTGTTTCGAGGATTGACTGTCGCGTCACCCTTTCTGCTGCTGTTGGAAAATAGAAAGGAACATATTTCGTGTTCTCTATCTTGTAGGCCTTTAGTTCTGCTTGAAGCGCTGTTAACTTGTGAGTTTCCAAATCAAGGAAATTTTTATACAAATCAACGTTGTCGTTTTTCATAATTTTAGATATGATAGTGCTCGGTGTATAGTCGTCTACTATCTTGTGTATAACCGGGCCCTTGCTTCTACTGAATTTTTTTAAATCACACTCCGAGCTTTCACCTTTACTTGTTATGATTTTCTTCCATATCAAAAAGGCTTGGTCGTTAAACTCTCTAGTTTCTATACTTTCTTGTTTGTTAGTTCCTGACATTTCTCGTTATGTAATATAATACATCCTCTAATGGTAGAGGTATGTTTATCACGTCTCCTAATTTGCAAAGATTATCTATGGGCTTCTTGTTAAAGTAGGCAATAACCCACCAAAAGCTAGCGTCTCCGTAATATTCCATGGCCAGTTTTGAGAATCTGTCCTCAGACAACCAGACGTGATCTAAAATGGTCAGCTCTTTAATTTCTTCTACAGTCAAGCCCTGTAATGCTAGTTTACCATAATGTTCTATGGTCTTCAACCCTTTTTCTCTTAAAGTTCCAGCGTAAAGTTTGTTGCTATTCAAAAACAATTCCCTGTAGTTGTTCCTTTTGGTCATTTCAATTTTCTCCTAATATCTTTAGTGTCTCTGCGCGCTGGACGTCGAAGTTTGTTTCGGAGCTTCTTGCTGGTGATGGCCTCTGTCCCTGAGTCAGGCCGTAAGGGTAGTTTTCTGATATGAACGTTCCGTCTTGCTGCCATCCTAAAGTTTGCTCATGTTGTGGTTTGAAGTCAAACCCTATTTCAAAAGTCTTTGGAACCAAATTGTTTTGTTCATCGACAAACGTACCAACTTTTGCAATTTGAGGGTCGAACTTAAGGCCGCCGATGCAACCAAGCAAACCTTCATCTGGGTTTGTTCCCACGTTGTGTATATAGTTTATAAACTTCAGTCTTATAAGTGGAGGGGCCAGTATCGTACGACCGGTCGAACCAGGCCCTAGGTTTCCTTGAGACATATTCAAAGGAACACTGTAAACCGGATACAACATTTTCTGTAGGAGTTCATAGCTTCTCATGTTCTCTTTGGCCTTTTCCAGAGATTCGGCCACCACATCAAATCGCAAAGTTATAGACCTTTTTGTACTTTCATAGTTCATTATATCATCGGTTCTTCCATAAGCGTTTTCAGCTTGCCAATTTACAGTTATGTTATCTGAAAAATCTTTTATAAAAGCCGGAAATGAAACTTCTGTGTTTGTGGCTACGTGAATAAACTTGACCACATGGTCTCTGCTTCTTGCAATTTCTTCAAAAGTTGGCATATTAACCTCTCCTTGTTGTTATGTTATTCTCCCGCGATTTTCGCGAAGAGTTTTCCAGTGACCCCGTCGAACCCAGTAAACTCAAAAATTGTGCCTGGTGCCAGGCGGACCATAGTGGCGGTGGTTGGTGAGTCACCACCTACTTCTGGTGAACCATCCTCGTCAGGTTTTGGCTTGTCTTTATCTTCTTTGCTCTTTTCCTTTGCCTCTGCTATTGAATCTTTGAGTGCTTTGTATGCCGGCGCAATGGTTTTGGGGTCTCCAAACATTGCTGCCGCTGCAAGCGCCTGGAATGCTTTTGGCGCGATTTGTTGACCAACAAGCAAGAACCCTTTAAGAAATGATTCTGGTGCACCCGTGTTGTTCGAAATCATCTTTAGCAATTCGCCCTTGGGTAGCTGCTGCCCTCCACTGCGTTCTTTATCAGTGTTGCCGAAACCCGATTTAACTATGTCGTCAGCTGAGGCGTTTTCGAAGCTCATACCTTGAGCTTTCATGTTCGCGAGACCCATGGTTGCTGTTGCAAGATTAGTCTTGGCCTTCGCTTCTTTGAATGCTTTCAGTAACTGTTCTGAGCCTGCAGTGCCTATAGTCTTTTCTATAATCCCAGACAGCATCTCGTCTCCCACTTTGAATGTTTGTAGCTCCTCGGCGAGACGTTTTTGAAACTTAATCAGCGGCGGCAGGGATGCGTTGAAAGTCGCAGTTAATTGATTTATGGCATCTTGGGCATTTTCAACCTTTAGTTGTTCTGGCGTTGTAATCTTGTCTTCCAACATTTTCTGAACGCCAGTCTCCCCAAGCAAGAGCCTTCTGGTTTGGTCAGGTGACAGGCCTAGTTGGTTTGCTACTGCTTTTAATTGAAATTTATCTGAAACCAAAGTGTTGACATTTACATTGTCTTTTATTCCCGTCACTATCGTTTCCATTCTTTGAGCTTCGTCTTTACCCAACATGTCCAAAGAGTTAAAAATATTATCTCCCAACAGTGCGTTCAGATTTCCAACCTTTCCCGCGGCGCCCTCGAAAGTATCATATGATTCACCGAAAGCGGTCGTCAATTCTCCAAAATCAATGCCAGTAATTCTAGATTTGGCCTGTAGTTTTGTAAAAACATCCAAGACTCTGTCGCTGTTGTAAATTAATTTATCTTGTGCTTGGATGAAGTTCTTCTCTATGTCTTCTGCCGACATCTTGTATTGAACTCTGAGATTTGCCAAAGTTCCTCCCAGAGCAGCGGTCTGGTCGGCGCTCATGCCGAAAGATCTAGTGGCTTTATCAAATATTGTAGAAACCTGACCAGCACTAAAGCCGACAGATTCCATCAGCATTGACGTTTGAGCCAATTGAACCTGACCAGTCTGATTGAGACCGAAGAAGCCGCCAAAGGTTGTAGACAGCTTCTCCACTGCGGCCCTTCCTGCCTCGGCAGAAAGAAAAGTCTTTTCACCAAACCTAATCATCTCATTTGTTGTGGTGTCTATCTCGTCTTCTAAATTTTTGAAGACCGTGGACATGTCCGCGCCGAAAAGATTGAAAGAATTCCTTGTAGCAGTGGTGGTTGCCGCGGCGTTCTTCATCGCATTCTGAAGGACGTTTAAAGAGCTAAGCGCCCTATCAAGATTAATCGCCAATTCAGTTGATTGAGTGGACACCCCTTCTAATGCTTGGCCAGCGGCTGCGGCGGCTTCACCGATACCAGGTAAGTCTTTAAATTTATCTAAGAAAGCGCTGGCTGCAGCTTTACCACCGCCAGTAGTTGAAGGACCAGTGTTGTATGTTGATGTGCCGCGGCCTTTGCCAGCTTGCTTAAACCCTTCACGGATGGCTTCGATTATGGCTTTTCTATCTTCAGTGGTCATGGTGAATTATTCCTCTAGATATAATTATGCTGCAAAATCATTTAATTAGTTTCTTCTGGTGTTAATTCTACTATAAGTCTGTTAACAAACCACTGGCGTAGTTTTATAGGTAGGTTATATGCCTCGATAAACGACCAGTGTCCGTGGTGTTTCAAGACAAAAAGTTCTTCGTATACTGATTTCTCAAGATACTCGAAGGTCAGGCCAAAAGAAGCCCACAGAGAAGGGCACCTGCCTTTCAGACTTGTGTCCGCATCCGGCGCATTCTACTTCCTGGACTAACTCCGCGGAAGGTACTATTCTTGCATAAGTAGATTTTATCTTTCTAACATCTGAAATGGGCAGAACTTCGAAAAGCTGATTTAATGAGGCTTTGTCTGTAACCTTATTAACATCTTCTACTACCATATTTAGAAAGTCTACTGTGTCTGAGCCTGGAATATTTAATTCCAATCTTCTTTTCTTTTGTTCTTGAAGATAAGCAGTATCTGCTCCGTTCAACACTCTTATTCCAACTTCCAGGTCTTTACTTTTTATGTTAAACCTGAAAATTCCATTTTCTTCTCTTACCCCAGATGGAAGCTCTTGCTCCTTATGCTCTAAGCACTTCTCTAGGTCAAAAGTAAACTCATTGCGCTTATTGCAGTTGCCGCAATGGTCTTCTATCTTGTACTCTGAACCATAACCAGTAATTCTTGATGCTACAAGAATTGCTGTCTTATCACCTTCAAGTAAGTCTCTTGACTTTATCCTTTTGTCAACCATAATGTTGTCAATAAGGATGTCAAAAACATCTCCTCTCGCAATGTTATCTTCGTTCCCTAATATATCCTCCTCTTTTGCCGTTAGGTGCTTTATTTGCACCTCTTCGACGTTATGAAGGGGACTATCTGGGGAGTAGTACTTTCCGCGAGATGGTAATGGTACTGTTTCAGTAGATACTACAAAAGACATTCCAAATGGATTCTGTTGTGTATTGGGTCCCGGCGGCATTCCTTGCGGTGCACCGGCCTTAGGGCCTTGTGGGGCCCTTTTTGAATTTCTTGACATTTATACCTCTTTTCTTAATCGTTTAGTTTCCACTCATCTTGAGCCAAGTTCATGTCCACACTTGCCCAGTCATATCTGAGTGTTAAATCTATTTCTACAAGGCCGTCTTGCTTGTAATCCAGGTTACCAAAGTTGACGCTTGTGATGAACGGATTGTTCAAAGTCCACTTTTCGATTGGAGCCGAGCTTTGACCACCTGATCCGGCGCCTAGTTGCTCTAGGAAGATTTGCCCACCTAGTGCATCCACCATAGCCTTCTTGGAAATAGTCCTAGGGTCCTCTTGAGAGTAGTTACTGGGTACTGTGTACCCTGCCTTCTCAAGAATCCTCATCAAACTTACTGTAGAGTCCGGCATTACAGGGTCAACAATCTTTAAATTAATTGCCTCATATGTTACCTTTCCCGGGTAATAAAAAGTGTAATTTAAAAACTCGTGCGTTGTCTCACCCACCTTTATTGAAGGCTTTGAGATACTGTTCGCAATAAACTGGGGCATGCCCGCAATATATACGAGCCACCTAAACTGTCTCTTTGGCTCTAAAGCCGCTTGATTCCAAAATCCTGCCATGATAAAATAATCTCCTATTAATATATATCATTTGACGATACTTTTTCAAGTATTAATCATCAAAAGAAGCGCCCGTGTTCGTTATAACAAAATCAACTGCAATAAACTCGATGGCTCGGGCAGGCTTCAAGAATATCTTTGCATACATAATATTTCTGTCTATAAGGTCAGGCGTAGTCGTTGTTTCATCGAGAACAACTCTAAAGTCGGACAAGCCAAGTCTAGACTTTACACTCTCCAACAGTGGCACAACCTGGCCCAAGAATCTGTTCCAAGTAGCTGGAACGTTCTGGTCGAATAATAGACCATTTGATATTCTAGAAACTTCCTTCTTTACAAAAATCAACAATCTTCTCACATTGATGCGGTCAAGTGCTGATCTTGTAGTCTGTAAAGTCTTTTGTCCGAAGACAACAATACCCTCTGTAACGAATGATGCAATCGGGTTAATGTTTGCATCGTAAAGCTGGTCTCTTTGCTTGGCAAGGAGTTGCTCAGAGGTCTGCAGTACCGGGAGTCCTGCGTTGCCTTCATTGAGGCCGCCTCTGTTAAATCCTGCTGGGGCAAACCAAACTTCTGAAGTAGCTTCTGTGTGACCTAAGACACCCAATGCAATAACAGAAGGTGGTACCCAAAGGTCTCTAGATGTTTCGTCATCTCTAATCTTTACCCACGGATAATAAGCCGCACCGTAAGAAGAGTTGAGCTGTCGCAATGTTAGTGCTTTAGCAGCCTTCAGTGGTGTCGTTTGTAACCTGTCTGCAAAGCTATCACAAGACTTCTCAGAAGGAGGAACGTAAACACTTGGTAAATCAATTATTGCCAGAGAGTCAGCTCTGTTTTCACACGTCTGCACTAGCTTTGTTGTCAAGGTTTCGTTTGTGATGCCAGGCATTGCGGCCAAGTTAAACTCAACCTGCTCTGGGTCAGCAATTGCTTCGATTGCTCGCTCAACTGATGCAAACTCGTATGAACTCTTTGCTGTCTTATCTTTTAGTAGTCGGTTATTAAAAGGGTTTGGCTCAGTTATATCTACGCCGTCGAAACCACCTACTAAAGGCATGTGGAATTTGGCAAATCCAAGCTCAGCCAACAATGATGCTGAGTGTATGGCTGTGTAAGCTGTTCCTGCGACATGTGAGCCGGCCCTGTAAACAACTTCACTTGGCGTAAATTCAGATGGACTCGCGCCGTTTGTGGACCAGTTAGGTCCTGTAACATATATATCATCCAATGAAAATGACCAAGCATACTCATTATTTGTGTCGTTTGGTATACCATCTATCTGGTCCGCTGAGAATGGTTGTGGCAACCTTCTTATATAATCTACATGACCTGGGTCAAGGATGTCAGTTAGAGCGTCAGAGGAAGGGTATCCTGTTGTCGGCGCCTTCTTAAAGACTGCAGCTCCAAAGTAATCGGAACCGTCCTTAGAGCCGGAAATTGTAAGTGCAAGTTTCGGCCAATTTAATGAGAGTGCTTGTCCGTTTGGATAACCTTCGATTGTTATACCGTGGCCGGTAGCATTGGATGCTCCCCAAGAATTTGCGGCGAACGCGAAGTTGTCGCTAGATTCTGTTGCTGATACCGCCTTTGGTACAACTGGGCCGAAAAACCCGAAAGGTACCGATGCATTATTAAGTGGACCATTCTGCTCTACATCTTGGTCCATTTCTATTCTAAGATATTTCGACTGATTTGGAAAACTGCCGTAAAGCTTATTCTTCTTTTCTACCGAAGACCAGGCAACATATTGGTCGCCGATTCTTCTTGCGACGAAATCTTGTGAACGAGGGTTTAAGTTACAGTTAGGGAAAGTCTCCATAACCTCAAGCTTAGAGCCCATGATGCGCTTTACTACAATGGAGAATGTGCCGAAAGGGTTGGTTGAATTTTCAGCTGGAATCTTAATATCTTCTATTGCAACGATAATTCTTGCAGAAGATTCCACACCTTCTTCCAATGACAGTAAACGGAATAACCTCTGTTGGTTGGTTGCAACAAACGATGCAGCTGCTTCAGTGTTTTGACCGAATACCCACCCTGTTCTGGCGGATGTCAACTCGTGAGTGAAATCCGTCATGTCGGTTGTGCCTGCGTCACACAGACGAGATACGAAGGCTATCAGGCCATCTCCGTCGGCGGATGCTGAATGCTGTAACTCTAATATTTCTTGCTCAAACGACTCTCCTAACCAATAGTGTTCTGAGTCTTGCTTTGCATTCTTAGCGACGTTAGTATTAGTAAATACCGGGTTGGTGTTTAGAGCGTCTCGTAAGTAATTTTTTCCTTGAGAGAACGATATCTTCACTTCCTTTTGAGTTGCCCGGGCGGATGAACTTAGAATCAGTGAAAATGTGTTGTCACCATTCTGTCGGACTGCGTTACCGCTGACAAAATTAGTGCCCCCAACTATATGAGAGATACTGTTCTCGCCGTGAGATTCTATAGTAACCGGCGAAGCGAGTGCAGAAGTTACGTGATGGCCTTTGATACCTACTGAGAAGACTGTGTCTTCCTTGTTTGAGTAAAAAATAGCTCCAAGAGTTGCAGCACGGTGGCCTTGAGCCCCAGCGTCATAAGAGTTGAGTACTGAGGTGGCTGATGCGGATGGCATCACGAATAGGCCAAAAGCCTCCGTTGGTTGATAGCCTGCTGCTCCGCCTGAGCCGTCAGATTCGGAATCTTCAACACCTAACAGCCTTACCATTGTTACTGGCGAATCTATGTTTGCTGCGAAATAAGCCTTAGCCGCATAGTTTGCGTACGCAGGTGCCATATTCATTGAGCCAAATCTAGATGGGTCGTGAGATTCTCCACCTGGCATTGGGTCGCCAAACACCTCTAAGAACTCTCCATAGCTGGAAACTTTTGTTGGGCGAAGTGCTGGGCCTTTTCTTGTACGGCCTATAATAACGGGCCCTACGGCTCCTGGGTCTTTTGGTAATTGTGATTGGTCTATCTCTTTAAG